GTCAGCCCAGATGCCCCAATCCGCCGTGATCGTGCAGCAGCCGACGAACGGATACACCTCATCCAGCGTCTTTCCCTCGTACTCCGAATAGTCCTGACCGCGCTGACGCGGGTTAAACACGGCGTCACGGTTAAAGTCACGCCGGGTCATTGCCACGACGCCTTCCAACAGCGCGGCAGGGTCGATGGGGTGCCGCACGATCATGTCGGTATCCATGTACATAGCAGGTTCGATCAGCCCGAGTTCAGCAAAGGCATTGGTACGCCATTGCATCAGGTACTTGCGGTTGCCTTGCGTCACGAACACCCGCGAGACACCGGGTACGGCTGGCGTCTTGTCGTCTGTGACCTGAATAATGGTCGCATCAGGGTTGTGGGCGCGAATGGAAAACACCATCGCGGTGGGCTGGGCGATGTCCTCGCCTACGTGGAAAAATACGAACATCCGGAGAATATATGCTGAACTTGAACCGAAGGCGACTTTCACGGGCTATCTGGGACACCCTTTTTGCCGACCTGCCCGACCTGCCGTGGCACGTTTTGCAGGACTTGGAGAAACTAGACCCTGGGCGACGTACTGGCACGACCAATGACGCCTCCCTAATCGCCTTATGGGCGGTTATACGCTACTTCCGGCCCAAGCGCGTAACCGAGGTCGGCACGTACATTGGCAAATCGACGTTCGTGCTGTCGCGTCTGGGCGCTGACGTCCATACCTGCGACATGACCCACGATTTCAAACTCCCGATTGCAACCAAGATCACGCAGTACCACACAAGCAGCACTGAGATGCTTGCCAAACTAGACGGCGAGATTGACTTGCTCCACCTCGACGGGCGGCTACAGGCGGATGATCGGGAACACCTCGCCCGGCTCTGCACCCCCGACACGATCATCACGCTTGACGACTTCGAGGGCGTTGAAAAGGGCGTGTGGAACGCCATGCAGTTTGACCTGTCCAAGCGCATCCTCGTATACCCGCCCGAGCGAGTATTGACAGAGCGATACGCGGTAGGGGATGCTACGACTGCAATAATCCTGCCCACCTTGAGGCTAACGCCGCAATGAGCCACAAAGACGCCGCTGAATTTGTAGGCGTATTGCTACACAGCAGCACGGCCACGCATTTTCTGCATTTGCAGACGGCCAGTTATGCCGCCCACAAGGCACTCGGGCATTACTACGAAAACATCGTGGACTTGGCTGACAAGTACGCGGAAGCCTATCAAGGCCATCACGGGATCATCCCGCTGGCCGACTACCCTGAAGGGTTTAAGGTACAGACCGATGCGGCCAAGTACGCCAACAGCCTGCTGACGTTCGTCAAGGGCATCCGCAAAGACCTGCCGACTGACACCGATTTGCAGAACATCATCGACGAAGTGGTGGGCGAAATTGCCGCCTTGCTGTACAAATTGGAGCGGTTTAAGTGAACAAACCCGGTCTTTACGCCAATATTCTCGCCAAACAAGAGCGCATCAAAGCGGGCAGTGGCGAGCGTATGCGTAAGCCCGGCCAACCCGGCGCACCGACGGCCAAGGCGTTCCGTGAGAGCGCCAAGACGGCCAAGAAAGAAAACAAATGACAGCCGCGTGGACTCGTAGCGAGGGCAAGAACCCCAAGGGTGGGCTAAACGCCAAGGGGCGTGCCTCGTACAAGCGTGAGACTGGCGGGACACTCAAGCCCCCTGTGAAGTCGGGCGACAACCCACGCCGAGCCTCTTTCTTGGCCCGCATGGGCAATATGCCGGGGCCGATGGCAAAGAACGGCGAGCCTACTCGCCTAGCCCTTGCGCTGAAGGCGTGGGGCGCGTCCAGTAAGGAGGACGCCCGAGCCAAGGCTAAAGCCATTAGCAGCAGGAACAAGTAATGGCCGTTGACCGTCAGCGCCTTGCGGAAGCACTTGCTTACGGAGAACAGAAACGCCGGATGATGGAATCCGTGCCGACCGTGGGTAACTTACCGCCCGCCCAACCGACCCGCCGCAGCCTACGCACCGACCTTGAGAACCTGTCCTCGGGCATCGGACAGGGCATCGTCAACCAGATGGAAGGCGTCAAGGGGCTAATAACCGACCCCGTAGGCACGGTTAAAGGCGCATACGAAGGCGTTAAAGGCATTGTGCGCGACCCGTCCGTACTTGCCGACGCATTGCGCTACACCGCCGATAAAGCCATGAGCGGCCCGTTAGGCGCAGGCGAAGTGGTAGGCGAGATGCTTGGCCCTATGCGCGGTAAGCCGCCAATGGCCGAAATTGACGTTTACCACGGCAGCCCGCACCGCTTTGAGGAGTTTGACGCCAGCAAGATCGGCACGGGTGAGGGGGCGCAGGCTTTCGGCCACGGTATTTACCTTGCCGAAAGCCCTAATGTCGCTGGAATTTATAAAAATTCTAACAGAGCGTTAGATACACAATCATTGCAAAACGTGCCGAACCTGACGCCTAAAGAACATTCTCGGTTAGGCGAGTTAACAATGCGGGAACGCACAAATCAAAGTTTAACGCCAGCAGAGATTGCCGAATTAAGGCAGTTGGAAAGCAAGCAAGATCAGTTAGTCCAGCAAGTTAACGCAATTCGGCAGCAAGCAGGAAGCCTTTATAAAGCCGACCTACCCGACGAAATGGTAGATCGGATGCTGGATTGGGATAAGCCGTTAAGTGAGCAACGCGAACTTGCAACTCCAATTTTGAAAGAACTGGGATATTTACGTCCTAACGATGATGGCCCTCGTCAGTTCGCACAAGCCGTAAAAGCATTAGATATGGAGTACGGTGGATTTGGAGAAAGCGGCGCGAATGGCATGGCGTTGTTTAAGGCTATTTATAGAGGATTAGAGCAAGGCAAACCAAAAGTTATTGATTTTGCAAAACGAATGAACCTTGGCGATCAAGCAATGTTTATGGAGGCTTCTCCTTTAGCGTCAGAAGTGATGAAGCGCATGGGCATCCCCGGCATACGTTACCTAGACGCAGGCAGCCGAGGCCAAGGCGGCACCGGCACCCGTAACTTCGTCGTGTTCCCCGGCGAGGAAAAGAAGGTCAAGATACTGGAACGCAACGGCGAGAAGTTGGCTGCTGCGTTGCAAAGCCGTCCCGATGAAGTTATGGCGCAGCAATACCGTATAAGTCACCGCCCAATGACTGAGGCGGGCGGGGCGTCACGGCTGCACGAGGCATACAAATCATTTGGTGAAGAAATTTACGGAAAAAATGCTTTGCAATTTTTCGGCGGCGGAGACCCAAGAGAGGCAAAAATTCCAAAATTGTTAGCAAAATTACGCGATAACCCAGACGCAGAACTCACAATTTATAGGGGTGTTCCAAAAGACGCTGGCGATGGTATCAATGTGGGAGATTGGGTTACGTTAGACCGTAACGTCGCAGTGGATTATGGCGACAAGGTAATTGCTAAAAAAGTAAAAGCCAAGGACGTAACAACGTGGTCAGATTCGTTGTTGGAATTTGGTTATTACCCAAGTAAGTAACCATAACAATCGCAAAGAGCGATAAAAAGCGATGGCAAAAGGCAAAAAAACAGGAGGCGGTAGCCGCAAGGGTAGCCCCAATAAGTCCACGCAGGCCGCACGAGAGGCCATTGCAGCGTTCGTGGACGGCAATGCAGACCGCCTTCAAGGGTGGCTAGACGAGATCGCAGCAGAGAAGGGGCCACAGGCTGCCTTTGAGTGCTTTAGCACGTTGCTGGAGTACCACGTTCCCAAACTCGCCCGCCAAGAGATCACAGGCAAGGACAACGGCCCGGTCAAGGTACAGATCGGATGGATGGCTCCCGAATAATCCTGCCCTACGCACCGCGAAAGGCGTTCATGCCGTTCCATGAGCGCACTAAACGCTGGGCCTGCCTTGTCGCACACCGTCGCGCAGGTAAGACCGTCGCCGCCGTCAACGACATGATCCGTGCCGCCATCACTTATCAAGGCAACCACGGCCTATTCGCCTACATCGCCCCGTACCGCAGTCAAGCCAAGGCGGTGGCATGGAACTACTTTAAGGAATTTGCACAGCCCATCATCAATGCGGTCAACGAGCAGGAACTGACCGTCACCCTGATGAACGGCAGCCAAATACGCCTGTATGGAGCCGACAATGCCGACGCAATGCGTGGTCTAGGCTTCTCGGGCGTGTACATGGACGAGTACGGCGACTTTAAGCCGAGCGTATTTGGCAACGTCATACGCCCTGCCCTGTCAGACAAGCAGGGCTGGGCCGTGTTTGGCGGTACACCGAAAGGCAAAAACCAATTCTGGGAAATCTACGAAACCGCACAACGCCTGCCGGACGAATGGTTCCTGTTGCGCCTCCCCGCTTCATCGTCGGGGTTGTTGCCAGCTGGCGAATTAGCCGCAGCACGGGCGCAGTTGGCCGAGGATCAGTACCTACAGGAGTACGAGTGCAGTTTTGAGGCTGCGATTCTCGGCGCTTTTTACGGCAAGGAGATGCGCGAGGCTAACGACCAAGGCCGCATCACCAACGTGCCGTATGACCCCGGTATGCCCGTATACACCGCATGGGACTTGGGGTGGCGCGACGACACGGCAATATGGTTCTACCAAGTCACTCGTGGCGAAATCCGCGTGATCGACTTCTATGCCGTATCGGGCGAGGACATCCATACCATTGCGGACGTCGTGACCAAGAAGCCCTACCGCTACGCCAAGCACTACCTACCTCACGACGCTCGGGCCAAGAGCCTACAGACCGGGCGCAGTATCGTGGAGCAACTAGCCGCGCAACTGGATATTGCCAAACTTGCCGTTGTCCCCGACATCGGTGTGCAGTCGGGCATCCAAGCGGTACGCATGATGCTGCCCCGGGTGTGGTTTGACGCAACCAAGTGCAGTGATGGCATTGAGGCGCTGCGCCAGTACCAGCGCGAATACGACGAGGACAAGAAAGCGTACCGGCAATCCC